ACTCTATGTGCTACTAATACTTTACTTTGTGATTCGTCTGATAAAAACTGGTATTGGTTATGTGCATCACTTAATTGTACTGGTGTTATTTCTGCTTGTGCTTCTTTGTTGTCGTTAAAACTTAAAATAAATTTACCTGCATTACTTGATCCACTAAATTTTTGTGCGATACGTTGTTCAATAAGTTCCCTTTCTTGTGGATTAGGTGTTCCGTTATTGAAGTTGATTAACATTGATGGACTTAATCCATTCATAATGTTGTTTAAGTGATAATTAGAAATTTCTTCTTCTAGTTCAGCATATTGTATTCCACCTTGATAATCTACAGGTGCATAGTAATAAAATCCAGACTTGTATGGCTTAATGTAGTATATTTCTATATTTTCTTTTGACATTCCATAAGCAGGGATTCTTAAAGGCTTATCACTTGGTTTTAATTTAGTCCAATCTTTGAAGTAGTAGTATGCAGGTATTTCTCCATCCTCATTACATTTTTCTGCTCGTAGTGTTTCAATAGGCATATGTTCTATTTGTGCAATTTTACTTCTATCTTTTGAGTAGATAATTTGCATAGCACATTGACCCATAAGTTTTAAATCATAACATAACTTTCTTACAATATCTTTTTTAAATAGTGTAATCATTTGTGCATATTGTTCTGGTTTTTTGTTAGAATCAGTAGCACCTAGACCTTTACCATAAATTTGTTGGCTTATACCATTAATACAAGCATTGTTTGTAGGACTTCCATTGTATCTATCTATTAAAAATTGAAAGTAATTATTATCTTCACCATAACCAACCCATTCTTGATTTGGTACTTCTGTAACTTCTGGACTTGTGTAAGTGCTTAAATTAACAAAACTAATTTCAGATTTTGAGCTTCTTACAAACTGTCCTAAACTATTTCTTTTTCTATTTTTCATATTACAATGTAATCATTATTATAAGAATTATCTGTTATGTATTGACCTTGATTAATGTCATAATATAAATTATCCATTTGGTCTATCTCTTGGTCTGTACAGAAAATCTTGTCTTTATATATATCTACAATGTTTGTTGTATCTACATTCCAAAATTCATTATATAATTCCCATAGAAAATAATTAGTATTCCAAAAATTAGGATCAGTATATAATTCTAAATCGTAAAAATGACCTTCTACAAGTACAGGACTAAATGCTTGTGAAAATGTTAAATAATTTCCTGATGTCGTAGCTCCTGTAACCTGATATGTTTTTATGACATTTGTACTATCATCCCTAACAGATAAAGTAAATTCATCGGCATAAACTCTTGGAATTACTTTAAAGTTTTGAGTAGTAGCTATGGTCTTTAATACAATCATTTTATATATAACGTAATAAATAACTTTTTTTGTAGAAATGTATATGCAAAAAAAAAGCACCCCAAAGGATGCTCTTAATTTAATATCAATAAATATTAGTTAGGTGCTATTTGTGCAGCGTTTGAAACAATCAATCCTGAATCTAAAAAGTAAGGAGCTAATTCTTCTTGTCCTTCCATTACTAAAGTAAATCCTGATAAATCACCTGCAGCAGCTCCAGAAACAACAGTTCCAGATACAAATTCCATTCCATTTTCAAGCCCACATAAGAACTGATTACCGTAGTAATCTTCTACACAAACATAAGGTCTTGCTTTAGCTATTTCTTGCAATTCAGCTTGTGTTTTAGCTTCAAGGAATGTTAATGTTAAATTTAATGTTTGAGTATAAAAAGTAGTTCCATTCTCTCTTGAACTTGTTACAGTTGTTTCGAGTGAAGAATTTCCTTTTACATCAAATTGATACCAGTCAGGTTGAGTTCCTGCGATAGTTGTTACTTGTTTTGTAGTAGAATCTACAGTTACACCAGTAATACCACCAAAATCACCAAACCAAACTGTTTTTATGCCACCAAAGGCACTTTTACAAGGTAATTTTCTCCCCGTGTTTAATGTACAAGCCATAGTTTATATTTTATTTTATAAAAAAAGGGTAAGTAAGCATATACCCACCTACCCTAGTTTTTTGGTTAATTTTATTTATTAAGAATAAAGAACAATTTCTGATCCTATTCCGTACTGTACTCCAGCAGTAAATCTCATAATAACTCTAACGTTTTTAGAACCATCAATATCAGCCATATCAATCAATTTTACAAGATTGTAATCTGACATTAATCCAGTTCCAAAGAATAAGTTACTTCTTTGTGCAGCAAACATATAGTTACTTGGTAATCCATTAGCAACAAATATTTTTACACCATCGATAGAAAGGTTTTCACCTCCACCATACCATAGTGTTCCTTTGTTGTCAATACCATTTGCTCCAATAGAACCTACATTTTCAGTTCCAGCAACATTTGATAGAGCAGCATATCCACCTAATGCTCTTACATACGCTTTAGCAACGTTTTGTGATACATAGATAAATAAGTCATCTTTACCATAAAGAGTAGAAGGAATTGCATCTACTACTTTACCTAGTTCAGCAATTACGTTTCCTGAATTAACACCTCCACCTACAGCAGCAACGTCAATAACGTCAGCATCAGCAGTAGCTAAAGTTGTGAATCCATTAAATTCTCCAGCTTGAGCACCACCAAGATTCCCTTGCCAGATATTGCTTTCTGTTGAAGCAGATACTTGTTCTGCAACGTGAGCAATTAAGAAACTTGAAAAATCAGGAGGTAAGTTATCAAAAGCAGAATAGCCCATAGATACTGCACCCCAGTCTGATTCAAATGGTGTTTTACATAATTCAAGATTAACTTGGAATTGTTCTGGTTGAATAATTCTTTCTGTCAATGTTACTGTTCCTGCTGATGTAAAATCACAAGAATCATCTGTAATTAAACCAGAAGTAACTACTTTTTTCATAACTTCTTTAAACTTAATGTTTGGCTTAATTTCAATAGCACCTTGACTTAATGTGTTACCACTCAAAAGAGCAGCAGCAATGTACTTACCTGCAAATTCTCCAGCATAAGTAGTAGTAATAGTTGGTTGTGGCATAATTGTATTATTTTATTTATTTAATTGATTTAATATATAGTCCATTGTAGATGGCTTTCTGTTAGGAGCAATTCTAAAATGTTCTTTTTTTGCATTTCCTGATTCAGGATTATGTTTAATTGGAGCAGCAGCAGGTTGTGATAATTCTTCCTTTAATTGCTCGTTTACTTCTTCGTTAAATTCTTCTTTAACTGTTCTGGATTTAGGTTGTCTTGAAACTTCCATTTCTACTTCTTCTTCTTCCATACTTTTTTCACCCATTCTTGATTTAAGATCAGAAATAGCATCTTCAAGATTTTTAATTCTTTTTTCCATACCTTCCCAGTCTTGTACATCAGCTTCTTCATCCATTTCTTCTTCTTTGTACCCTAAATCTTCAGTTTCATCTTTAGATTCTTCTTCTTTTTGTGGAACATCATCAGATACATCTCTCATATCATCGATAATTCCTTCTTCTTTAACTACGATAAGTCTACCATCTTCTAGTAAGTATTCACCTACTGGCATTGCTACTTTTTCGTCATCAGTAAGAATAAAGATTTCTTTACCTTTTTCAAATGATTCTGCTTCTACACGAGTACCATTTTCTAGTTTTTGTTCTTCAAGTTTTACTTCTATGTTTAAAAGTGTCTTGATTTGGTTTAACATTTCAGTTGATTTCATAATTATATATATAACGTGATTAATTTATTTTTTTGCATTTTCAAATTGTTCTTGATATAACCCCTATACCTTGTGCCCATAAAGAACCATCACAACATTTTACTGAATAAGTATTTTTGTCTTTACATAAACAAGCACGTCTTGATCCTTTAGGACTTGTATAACTTGGAAAAAACTCTTTTTTAGGCATTAGTTAAAATATCTTTTATTTTTTCTATAAGATCATTAGCTTCTTTATCTTGTGATAAACCAACAGAATCTTTAGGTCGTTCCATTTTATCTGCAAAGTAGCCTTCTATTGAAAACCCTTTGACTTTACCTGTTTTTACATAGTCATTCCAGACTTCATCATTGTTGACTTTTACAGCTCCCATCCAAGTACCTAAAGGTACATTCATACCATACTTTCTAGACTTGTCGTGTACTTCATCTTCAACAAGCCAAGATTCTACTAAACTTAAACCACTTAATGAATGTTGGTGTTCTAATGTTGAATTGTTTTGGTTACCTTTTGTCAAATACATTTGGGATGCTTTCAATACCGTATCTTTAGAGAAGTATATATAATATTCATCTTCTCCATTATTTCGATATATAGGCTTATTTGGGATTAATAAAGCTCCCATTAATATCTTTTTTTCTTTATCTATTTCTGCAAGTTTTATTTCATTACTTTTTAAAGCAATAAAATCTTCTTCAATGGCAGGACTTTCAACTATGGATATTGCTTCGATTCCAGAAGCATCTTGATTTTCGTCAAGTATTAATTCGACTATTTTCATATGTTATATAACGTTTTTAATTAATAATTTTGCATTTATATCGTAGCACCCTCTACAATATTTCTTTCTAGTCCTTGTGCAGTCGTAACATCATTACTTACAACAAATGCTTTTACAGGTTCATTAGCTTGTGTTCCTATTGCTTCTGCTAATTGACTTGTTTCTCCTTGACCTACTACATTAAACGCTGGTGGTGCTGATGGTGTTGGGGGAACTGCCGAACCACCTCCACCTACTGAAACTCCTGCTGGTGGTGTAGGATCAGGTGTTGATGTAATTGTTTTTACATTTGCAATACCTGCTGCAGTAACTGCTGCTGCACCAATAAATCCAAATATACCTCCTTGAGCTAATGCCTTTGTAGCACCTGCATAAGTATCTCTAATAGCTTGTACTATTGCTATAGCTTTACCAAACTTTGAGTTTTTACCTACAATAGTTGCAAGATTTCCTAAAGTTTCAGTCATTTGTGCTTCTTTAGCTTTATCTAAATCTTTTTGTATTTTAACTTGATTTCTTGCACTTTCTTCTGAATAAGCATCTAATTCATTTTGAGCATCTTGAAATGCTTGAGTACCTGCTTGGTATGAATCTCTTTTTTCTTTTAATCTTTTTTCTTCTAATTCTTTTTCTATAATTGCATTAGATTGTTGTGCTTGTAATCTTAACACATCATTCTCCATCATTTCTGCATTAAAATTTCTTTCAGCTATTTGTCTTTCTGCTGCTGCATCTGTTTCCGATTGAGCTAATTCAATTTTTTCTTTTTGTAATGCCACACGATTAGATTCTTGTTCTGACATAAAGCCTTCAATTTGTGCTTCTACTGCCTTAACTTCATTTTTAGCTTCTAATAAAGCTATATAATCTTCATCTTTACCTGTTAAATCAAATTGTGCTTGTGCTGCATCTTGTATAGCCTTGACATTTTCAAGCATTAATTTTTCTTGCTCCTCGAGTTTTTGCTTTAGTAAATCGTTTGCTTTTATTCTATCTTCAATATTTATTAAATCATTATCCCTAATTTGTCTTTGTTGTTCTGCTTGTCTATCATAATCTTCAATTAAACCTTGATTAGCAGCTCTTGCAATATCTGCAGATTTTTTTAATTGAACATTTGCTTCTGCATTTTCATATGCTGCTTTTACACTAATTTCTTTAACACCTTCAATAACTTGACCAGCTATACTTGTAGTTTCTGCAACAGCTTCTGTAAAATTATTTGCTATTGAACTTGATGCATCAACAACATCATCTTTTATGTTTATAAATTCTTGACCTACTTCGTCTAATTGTGATTTTAATTCTGCAATTCTTGCATCGTCATTACCTCCAAGCCAAGATTGTTCCCAAGCAAGTTGTGCACCTATTATTGCAGCTTTTATTGTTTGAAACGTAACACGAAGGGGAACTAACGCAATATCAAGAACACCTTTTGCAACTTTACCAAGAGCATCAAAGTTTTCTGTTGATTTAGAAACATTTTCATATACACCTGCTATAACATCTCCAACTTGTTTACCAACACTTGCTATAGTTTGCATTACTACATTGAACTTGTCTACAACTGCTTGATTTTCCTTAAAGGCTGCAAACAATAAACCAAATGCAGAAACAATTAATCCAATACCTGCTGCTTTATAGGCTTTACCAATTCCTTTTAATCCAAAAGCAACTGCCTTTAATCCACCTTTACCAACTTTTTTACCTGCATTACCAACAGCAGTTAAACCTTTTTTTAATTTAGAAGTATTTTTAGATGTATCGTCTATTGTATCGTTTAAGTTTACTACACTATCATTTAGTGATTTTATACTTTTAATAGCACCTTTATTGTCAACTTCTAATTCTATTTGTAATTTCTGACCCATTTTATTTCTTTTTTAATTTGTTTGTAGCCTTCTTTAAAGGTTTCAGCTAATTTATATTTGCCTTGTGCAATTCTAATTGTTTCTGTTTCACCATCCACTAGCTTTAATAATTCTAAAATATTCTTTATCATAATTCGTTTAATAATTCCATTGTACTTTTACCTGTAATAAGATTAGTATTAATAGTATTTATAGTAAAGTTTTGGTTATTGATAATTAGCTTGTCATTCATATTTAATTTATAAATAATTTTTAAAGGCAAATAAGCAGTTAATTTTATTATTCTTCTTTTACTATTAAATATGTCTTGTATGTATGTTAAGTAATTTTCGTAAAACAATGTTTCATTAAAAGACGAATCTAAAGTGTACTCATTTGTTTCTAAATAAAAGTTTATATTTTTAGCACTTACAGACGAGTTAATACTTACACTATTACTAGGTATGTAGTAAGATGTTAAAGCACTATGATTGCCAGTAGCTTCATCGTTTATAAATGAAATGGTTGTTGTGCTGCTTGTTTGTAATATTGGATAAAATAATAGTGGATCACCAAAATATGCTTCAAAATTATCATCTACAAAAAAACCATATTGTATTGTAGTTTGATTTGGCGAGGATGGATTTGCATCAACCAATCGTTCCATTTGCATATGTTCAAAAGGTAAAACAACATCATATGATGGATTAGGTGCATCAAAATTATTACCTACTGTAGAATTACCAGTAAACTGTTCAGCACCCCAACTTTTTCCTTGTAGTTGTTCGTATTGTTTTGCTAATAAAGTTCCAGTTCCATTGTATGCAAAATTTATTTGTTTGTATGGTAATGCCACATTTACGTTGCTTGTTTTTGTATCTACGTATTCGCTTATATCATAACTCGTACCTGCAGCATAAAAAGCATCTAACTTTTGTACTTTAATTTTACCATAGTCTGTATCTTGTGGATCACTAACATAAAACGCTGTTAAATTAAACATTCTAAATAAACCTGTTAAGAAATCTATAATTTTTATGTCTGGTATTTGTTGTTGTATAATAAACTCAAAATCAGCAGTAGCTTCAAAACTACCTGTTTGATAATTTTGTGTCCAAACAGAACCACTAAAAAAACCTGATAAATTCCATTCTATATTAGAAAATGTTATATTTTGTGTAGTTATAATAGTTACTGTATAACTTGCTTCATCCATAACTCCCATATCACCCTCATCTAAACTTTTTGTTCCTGTTAGATTTGGTATTGTTGCCCAAACAGAACCATTACGATTTATTACAACAGTATAGCCTACACTAGATGTAGGTGTAAGTTGTAGTTCTTGTTGAATTGATGGTAAAGAGGTGTTAGGATTTATAGGGGGATTATATGGATTATATGAAGAATAGACTTCTAATGCAGTTCCGTTTAGCATAGTTGTATATTGTCCTCCTATTCCAAAAGCATTAACTAAAGTAGGAAACTCTAATACTTGCGATGCTTGTTGTACATTACCTTTTTTCCTATGTAACCACATATAAAGGTTTTCATATACACTATTAGTTGAGGTGAAAAAATCATCTGTAAACTCTATACCAACATATTGATTTTCTATGGCTTCTATTATTCTTCTAATTTTTAAAGCATATTTTAAATCTGACCATAATACACCATTACTATTTGTTCCACCTCCTGTATGATAATACAAGTTACCATCTGCTGTACCGTGATTTAAAGAGTTGTAATATAATCTAGAATAATTATTAATATCTTCATTTGCATCACTAGCACCTGATGTAATTAATGGTGTAATAATATCAGTACCACTTTGTAGTTTAGCTTTTATATTAGTTGAATTATAAGTTAAATCATAGTCAGATAATTTTGATAGCTTACCTAGCTTATCATCTTTTATTAAATCTTTTAAACTTACTGTTTCACCAAAAAATGTAATACGATATGCGTAAGGTTTATTTATTTTAAGATCAACACCTTCTAATTTTATATAACCTTGTTTATACGAAACGTTATTAAGTTCAATTAAAGCATCTACTTTATTCCTTGCATCGAAACCATCTGTAATATCATAATTATAATAATGCTCAAAAATTTTATTATTACTCTTTGAAGCTGGTACAGTAAATGTTTGTGTAAATTCTGTAAATATTTTAGCAGGGTCTTTTATATTTTGGATTGATTGATTAAATGAAACTTGTTCATCTTTAAACAAATCTATTCTTTGACCACTAATATATAATTGTAGTTTTTGCATTATCTAATATTGTTAATGTAATCAAAGGACATATCAAAACTAAAAGTAAATTGTATTAATCTTTCGTTTAAACTATTCTTATAAACCATATTATTATCTTTTATGTTTATTGGAATTGTAATAAAATCTCCTGTTGATTTTTCTCTATATCGAACCCATACTTTTTCTGATAATAACATTTCAGAATAAACTTCACTATAGTATTCAGGAACGTAAAAAGAATTTAATGTAATCGATTGTACTGCATTAATATTGTAATTTTGTTTAGTATGTCCATTTACAGAATATGTACCAGTAGAGCTAATTATATTAGAGTTGTACGCTTCCCTTTTTGCTTTAATATCTCTTATAGCTTTTAATGTAAAAAACTCGCTTTGTATTGCACCGTATTTATTAATAAAGCCGACTTTAAATCCTACTGATGAACCATTAAGTTCAGTATAACCACTACTAGAAGTATATTTAGTACAATCTATTCTATTTATTGTTACAGTTGTTCCGTTTATAACAACAGATGTTCCATTATATCCTGATGAATTATAAACCACCGTACCATTTAAAATACTTGGAACATAAAGCTCTACATTTTTAGGAGCATACATAGTATATGTTTTTGCACCTAACGATGAACTACCTGATTGTGTATAGTTTGAAATTGCAGGAAATTCAGTTGTACTCATATTAGGACTTGCTTCTTCATAAAAAGTTCCATAACCATCAAAGCCATTATGATTTTCTGTATATGTAAATCCAACTTGTGTACCTGTACCATTAACCCCATCATAAAATCTTAAATCTAATCCTATTGGAAATGCAGCTTGTGTTGATGGTGTTCCTGTATAAGTAATATCTAAATAATCTCTTGCTAATTCAGCCCATTCAAATAGAACAGGTACATTTATACTTGCTGATTTTGTTAAAGTATATCTTAACGTACCATCAATAGTTATTTTTAATACAACTGATAAAACTGTTGAATTTGCTGTTTGTGTTATATATTGTGGTGATCTTAATAATCTGTTTGCCATTGTTTATTTTTTTGTTCCTAATATTATTCCTTTTTCTATATCTAATATAAAGTCGTTTACTAATTCTTCTGGCAGTCTTTTAAATGCTGCTTCAAATGGTTTGGTAAAAAACATACTAGCTTTTATTCCTTTGTTTTTAATACTTCTAGCAAGTATATAACCCATTGTTTTATAAGAACCAAATTGTCCTTTTTTATTTCTAGGTTGTAAGTTCAATCTTTTAGCAAATCTTCCAAAAACTCCTAATCCTGTACCATCTTGTGATGCTCTTTCTAATCCTATTAAGTTGCTACTTCGCTTATATGAAAATGGAGAATTTTTATTTACTATATAATTAGACTTAACACCCTTAA